TTAATCAATGAAAGTGTCAAGAGCCTCCTCAACACTTTGATATTTATGAGTGGTCACTCCATTTGTTGCATTTTTCACTTTTGAATAAAGCACCACAGCTCCGCTCAGATCGGAAACTCCAGCATTTTGTAAGTAAGGTACAAGCTTTTCCTCGTAATACTCGATTTCTCTTTGCATTACATCCTCAGGACTTCCCGCAAAAGAGCCTCGAGCAGGAGCATCTCCTCGCGCCACTTGATATTCAAGTACAAAAGTTTTTTTCTCATACTTAAATTCAACTACGCCATCGCAACCCCAAAAATTACCTTTGAGGTTGGAAAAATCGATGGAAGTCTCAAGCCCACCATTATAGGTAGCCTTAACTTTCGGCATCTGTCCGCTGATGGTAAAACCTTTAGATGTAAAATATGCTAAAGAGGCTTCTTGAATCGTCGAAGCGGCATCTCCCATCTGTTTTGCTAAAAGGTCACGACGAGCGGTACTCAGCTCTTCAATTTTCGACTTAAGGTCTTGCAATTTCATTTTCTGGGCTAATGACATAAAAAATCCTTGTTTATACAGAATGTTAGCTGTGCATAATCTATGCTTTCTTATATTACTGCTATAAAAAATCAAATACCATCAATCCAGTTTTCCACCTAAATGCTCAAGTCAATGTATCGTTACCGAAATGCTTTGTAAAACCGACATGCTTGTTGCTAAGGATTCTTTCATGTACTCACACCACCCGGCAAAAATAGCTTCATCTGTACCGGGGTAAGCTGTCAGAAAGCACATGAGGATATCGTCGGTGAGTTTGTCCTGCTGATCCCAGTCAACAATGAACTGTCTAAACAGAGCGTAAGCCTTCGCCGGGTCTTTGTTCTGCCATGTCTCTACAACATTATCGAAAGGAGGAACGATGTAAGTTATCTCCACCGGCAATGGCTCGTATTTTGTCGGTATCAATACCTCTCGGGTAAATACCTCACCTTCCGGCCAGAGTTGTGCATGAGTTGTCAAAGTTGATCCTCCACATAGATACCTGCTGAGATAATTGCCCCGCCGATTCGACGCTTACCATACCCAAGAGGGACGGGATATCCCTGCGCGGCAGTATTAGTTACGCCTCCAAATGCGTATGAGGCTTTATTATCAGCGCTTTGTTTACTTGCAAGCCCCGTAGCCTGAGGGGAAAGAAGTTGGGCTACTCCTCCTACAGTCATCGCAGTACCAGCAGCAAACATCATATTACTTGCAGCAATTCCAATACCAGGCATCCAGATCGAGGCAGCCACAATAACAGCACCTAAAATAGTTTGTAGCACTCCTGCTTTTTTACTTCCAATTACCACCGGCACGATATGAATCTCGCGCCCATTGTTCGGAAATTCCAGGTCATCTGCCCCAATGTTCTTTTTCCCGACATAAATCGCATACGTTAAACCGCGAGCCCTGCTTGTATTCATGTATTTTTCGAATCCGGGAATTGTTACGGCCAGAGCCCGAAAAGCCTCATGCGTAGTCCTTACAAGGCGCTGGTGAGTTTTACCGAAGGTCTTGCCTAGCGGGCCAAACATACAGATGGTAGCAAGTGTTTCATTGTTAGCTGTATTCATCGTTTTACTCCTGTCAGATACCGTTAAATGTCGCCAGCCGTTGTTTGTGGCTGTCGCTCATATCGAAAGCAAAATCCTCATGCTCAGCCTGGAAGGTACCGAACGCCATCAGCGCAGATACAGCCGGGTCTATCTTGTTGGAGGATTTCTTCTTGTTGGGCTTAATGTTGGCGTTAGCGTCGGACTCCATCACCACGTTACCAATCGCCCAGGCCAGAACCGGATCGCCGCGGTGGCGCACCACCTTACGGTTAACGAACACCTCAAAGGATTTCGCCACCGGACTGAACTTGAGATAGGTTTGCGGGAACGGCTCAACATCGAGCCCCGCGCCCTGCAGCTGAGTGCGAAGATGAGTGGCGTTCCACGTATCGAAACCCACCAGTCGGATATTGAATGTTTCCGCGTCGCGCAGAATATCGTCACGGATGCGGTCATAGTCGATACAGTCGCCGGGTGTGGTGCGTATCCAGCCCGCTTTCACCCACTGGCGGTAGATAGCGCGGTTTTTGTTGGCGACGTTAAGTAGCTGGGCTTCCGGCAGATAATGACGGGTCAGGAGTCGAATCTCCCTGTCGAACGGGAAAGCGTAGCTCACGCTGGTGATATCGCTGGTTGAGGACAGGTCAAATCCTGCGTAGCACTCCATTCCTGCCAGATCGTCTTCGGTATAGTCGAGCGCACAGGCATCCCATGCGCCGGCGCCCATCCACGGAGTGGAACCCTGACACCAGATATTGAAACGCTTGGTAAGCATCTCCACCCATTGTGACGGTATACCCCGCGCTTTCTGGATGGTGGATTCCAGTTTCGCCGCGTCAACGGACACATGCAGGTTAGGGTTGGCCTTGATCCACGTTTCCGGCTGCTCAACCTCGCTTTCGTCGTCCAGCTCGTAGATCAGGACAAACAGCGAATCGTTGCTCTCTTCCCCGGCCAGAATCTGACAGCAGTAGTCATAATGCTGTTTACAGGCAGAGACAACGTTACTCCCGGCGGTAGTGATAGCAAACAAAATCGCCTCCGGACGGGCACCCATACCCAGCTCAAGGGCGGAATAAACGCCGTTATCCGGGTGAAGGTGGTACTCATCGACAATCGCCAGGCTGGGGTTAGTCCCCTCGATGGTGGCCGCTTTCGCCGCCAGCGGCTTTAGCAGGCTGTTGCTCTTCGGGAAAATGACCTTATGCGCCTGAATATTTACGCGCTTTTTCAGCGGTTTTGACAGCAGGCACATCTGGCGGGCATCGTCGAACACGATTCGGGCCTGATCCCGGCTCACCGCCGCCGTGTAGATATCCTGCTGGCCCTTCTCCATTACCAGAAACCAGTTAGCCAGCATGGCGGCCACGGTGGATTTGGCATTCTTGCGCGGCACCTCAATAAAGGCGCTGCTGTACTTACGGCGGCCTGTCTCTCTGACTTTAAAGCCCAGCAGGTTAGCAAAGGCGAACTGCTGCCACGGTTCCAGATCAATTGGCTGGCCCCGAAGCGGGCCTTTGACATGAGGACAGAGCCGGGAGAACGCAATAAACCGCTCTACGGTCGCCGTATCGAACTCATAACGGGGGTCATTCAGGTCGGAAAAGTACCTTTCCACGGCCTGTTTTACGCGCTTACAGGCCGGAATTTCGCCCGTTTTTATCGCATTTGCGTACTCATTCCAGACGGTCAAGCTCGTCCTCCTCTTCCGTTTCCACCGGGTTACGGCGACGGCTTACCGGATCAAAGCCCAGCAGCGACGACATTTTAATCATGATTTTTTCAGCATCGGCCTTTGCACTCAGTGCCGGATTTCGGCTCTCGCCACCCTGGCTGTTAACAATGCTGAACCCACGGCTGGCAAGGTCTTCCACGGCTTTGCGGTACATCGAATAGTTGACGCAAAAAAGCTCAAGGTTGTTCCAGTCGGCGGGTGTCAGATCGCCACGCTCGGCCAGTTGCTTCGCTTTCGCTTTCCACTGCTGCGCCGCGATTTCATCAAGGTAGGCGGGCGGTTTGGGTGGTCTTGCCATAACTTACTGTTTTCCTGTCTGTTTTATTTTCAAAAAAATCACCGTGCGTAAAAATTTGAGGGGGCAGGCGGTGCCTGGCACCTTGAGGTTTGTCCTGAAAACCTCCCCCACCCCGTCCATGCGGCCTGTCAGCGGTTGCGGAAGCATTCCCGCAACTCCCGTTCACGCTCGCTCATACGCTGCACAGGCGGGCGCTCATTGCGCCTGCTTCTCCCCTGCATGAAGCCATCACGGCAGCGCATCAATGATCGGTACAGATTCACCACGTCTTTCTCATTCATTGCTGGCCTCATACATCCAGTCATTGCGATGGGCTGCACGCTCTTCCTGCTCTCGGTACAGCCCTGCCTTACGGTTCGCTTTGGTGACGGGGTCTTGCTGCGTGGTCTTCTGGTTATGATGCATCTGGCATAACGGCTGGTGATTCCACTCAGGCCAGAACAGAACATCATCACCGCCGTCGATAGGGATGATGTGATCGACAATCTTTGCAGGAACGTAGAGGCCCAGCTTCTGGCACTCGACACATAGCGGCTGACGTTTCAGATATTGAGCGCGGTACTTCTCCCATGATGCTGAGTAACCACGGGCGCGACGGTGGCCGCGTCTGGCATCTTCCGCCCGCCAGGCTTCCCGCTTGTGCTCATCGCACTTACCAGACTTCACCCGCTTATTGCATCCCGGCTCAGTGCACCGGCGCATTGGTTGCCACGGCATCAGTACACCCCCACATCGCGATACACAGACCACAATGCAGAGATAGCAAGGGGGATCTCTTTCGCCTCTACATCACTAATCATCGTGCGGTATTCGTACAGTTGGGAAACGTACATAAGGCATCCAATCTTGATGGCAGGAGTGAATTCCAGGCCAGCACCGAACCGTTTACCGATATGCTTCTGGCAGACTTCCAGCGACGCTTCGATGTATGCCTGAATCATTGCATCTTCATAGGAATCATCGTTATCGATGCGACAGTGAAGTTTTGCCTCATCAAGCCCAATTAGTTCACTCACGGCTTAAGCCCTCCCTTACAAAGCAACTCCAGCCTGGTAGCCTTTTCATCAGGAATTGCCGACTGAATATCAAATGCTTTTGCATCATGTCCTTTCTGTTTCCAGATGATCCGGCTGGCGCTGGTTACGTCAGAGCGGTAACGTACCCACATACGAAATGTAACCTCGGACATTTCAGCACCCGCAGCAATCAGCTCACGGCCACTGATCCCCTTCACTTCTGCCCAGACTGTCGCAACGTCGTACCATTCCTGAATGACGCCACCAGAAGGGGTTCGGCTGGTAGTAAAATTCTGAATCGTGACGCGTTGCCTTAATCCTCCCGGCCTCATGACGCATCCTCCTTAGTCTCAGAACCGGTACTGACCTTCACTTCCTGCTTCCATGCCTGGCTGTATTCGTCGCCACCTTCACGCGGCGACATCCCTTCGCGTTCGCGGGCTTCGTTCGGGTTCATGATCCCGTTCTTGATACCGCGCTCATAAGTTGCGTAACGTTCGGTTGGAGTGGCTCGAAGAAGATCGGCAGAGTCGAACTCCACCTGATAACGAATTCCTGGTACAGGCGATGCCACCAGCAACGCAGATTTAATCTGCTGCTCGAAGTTCGCCAACCACGGGCGCATTGTCATGGTAAGAAAGGCGCGGCTCGCCTCACTAAAATTGCTGTAGGTGCTGTTGCTGTATTCCTGCAGGAAGATGGGAGAAACGTTAAACATGCGGGCAATATCTTCGATGGTGAAGCGCCGGGAGGCCAGCCACTCAGCATCCTGATTGCTCATGCCAAGCTGCTTATAGTCCATGCCACCTTCAAGGATCGGTGTTTTACCGGCATTTCTGGCACCTTTGTAGCGCTCAAGCGCGTCCAGCGCCTGTTTACCCTTCACACTATCGAGCCATTCAGCAGTAGTGACTACGCCCGCCGCCATCATGCCATCTTTCATAATGCTGGCGCCGTGGCGCTGCTGGGCCAGACCTAACCCCAGCGCCTCACGGCAGATGGTGATCGGCGAGCGCCCCAGAAAACCATCATCGGTCGAGTAACGCAGGTGCAGAATCTCTTCCTGCAGGTAGGTGCGCACTGCCCCGGTAAACGGTTCAGTAACGGTGTATTTGTACTTATGCTGGCCGATACGCTCAGGAACAACCGCCCCCGGCGCATACGGATGCAGGGATTGCGGCTGGCCGTCACGGCCCCACTGGATCACCGCATAGGCGTTACCATTCAGCAGGCAATGACGCATCATCGTGCGCTTGAACTGGTAAGGCGTCTGGCAGTCGTTCGGTTGCTCGTTCAGGAGAAAATCTACCGGATGATTACTCAACCACTCCCGCGCTTCTCGCCCGTTATCGTTGCGCACGCGGTAGAGGTAGCAGGGCATTGTTGCCACCGCCTCGCTGATAACTGATATAGCGTTCATGACCGCCGGCAGAGATTCCGCAGTACCGGCAGACACATATTCGCCTGATCCGGTATTTGGAATCCCTGCCATCGCCAGAAACTCATCAATCGTCATGCTGCGCTGTTCGGATGGCTCAGATTTACGGCCAAAAGGCCAGATATTCCACATATCACAGCCCCGCTAAGTCAGCCCAGCGTCGGCGGTTATCACCAGCGTGGCGCAGTTCAGGATGTTGGGAGAACAGAGAACGGTGCGCAATTTCCACGCCGGACTCAGGGTAAGCAGGCATAGAAGTAACGGTGATCTCCCGCAGCTCGGCAGCGGTAACAGTGCGAATATACGGTGTAGGAGTAATATCCCAGGACTCTTTCAGCGCACGGAATCCGAAGCTCATGCCGGAAATGTCTCCACGCTCCACCAGCTCCAGCACATCGTTTCCAAGTTGGGTGTTTGGCGGGGTCAGCTCGAAACGCAGCCCGGTATCATCTTCGGACAACACCAGCGTGCCGGATTTGGTACGTCCCAGCAGTTGAGTATAGTTATGCTCGTACAGTGCACGCACATCGCTACCGGATGCCAGGCTGTCTTTAAACGCCCCCGGCGCAAACTGCTCGCGGAACTCATCCCAGATCACCTCTGACAGGCTGTTCCAGCGCACGGCATAGCCCACCAGCTTTTTGTTGCTGGCGCTCAGTTCGGAGGTACGGATTTCAAAATCGATTGTTTTCATTGTTGGACTCCACAGAGGGCAAAAAGGGGCCGAAGCCCCTTAAACGTCAGATCAGGAACCGGAACCGGAAAGCTCAAGCACCTTGATGGCGTTGGAGTCCACCACACCACCACCTAAATACTTGTCCGTATGGATTTTCAGGAAACCCGGTTCGGTGATGTTGTCAGGGCGGGTACGCACGCCAGTGGTGTGATCCACGATGAAATAGCCGCGCTTGAAGTCGCCTACCGCGAGGAATGCTTTACCTGCCTCCGCATCCGGCATGGTTTCCAGATACTGAACAGGACGGCCCAGCAGCGTATCGGGAGAACCGGCAACCAGACGATCGCGCCAGATGTAATCCCCGTTGCCGTTTTTCAGCTTTTGCAGTTTTGCGGCGGTGTTGGAGTTCATCACCCATACGGCGTTCTTGCGGTATTTGGCTTTCAGCTTGTACAGCAGGTCGATCAGGCCATCAGAGGAAACGTCAGCGGCTTCCATCTTCTCCAGCGTGCCGAACGGACGGGTTTTATCAGCAGTGGCCGCGCGAGGGTAAGACAGGAACCCTTTGGATTTTTTATCACCGTCGCCGTTCACAAAGTCGCTTTCTTCGGTCGCGGTGAAGGTGTCAGCGATTTCAGAAGACAGCCAGCCCAGAATATCCACCTCGGAGAAGTCGAGAATCTCCTGGGTGGTTTTCGGGTAGGCGTAGATCGGGTTGAGTTTGATATCAACACGCTCCATCTTCGGCGTGCTGGTTTCGGTACGTGCTTCACCTTCGGTGCCGCGATTAACAGTAGTGCCGCCTACAGATACCAGCTTCTGGTATTCGTTGGTTTTGGTGGTCTTCACCGTTGCGATGGAGCGCATCACGCTATCATCCTGCAACTGGCGCATAATCTCTTTGTCCAGCTCAGGGATAACGGTATAGCCGCCGTCAGCCTGCACCAGCGTGGAGAGAGAGCGGGTATCACCGGTCATGATGTAGTGGCGTAGCTCGTCGTTGCTTACTGGCTCACCTTCAACGGAAGTGCCAGGCAGATTGCGCTGATCGTCGGCGACGGCTTCAAGACGGGTGATCTCAACTTCGAGGGCATCAGCCTGGGCGCGTAGTTCATCGAACTTTTTGCCCTCTTCTTCGTTCAGGCTGCGCTTTTCGGTGTCGGCTTTGTCCAGCATGGAACGCATCTGTGTTTTGAGTGCGGCTTTCTGCTGGCGTAATTCGAGTAATTTCTTCATGGAGTGGTTTCCGTAACAATTAATGTTAAGACGTGAAACCAGCGCTTGGAGGGGAGGCCGTTAAATCTTTTTCTGCCTCTCGCAGGCTGTACTCGCTACAGCTTGATTTAACGGCCAGTGGCGGCTCACGTCTGAGTGCCACTTCTCAAGATATACATGAAAAATTTAAAGAAAACCCCCGTCAGAGACAAGGGTAAGAATGGGTAAGCATGAGTACAAATAATTTACAAAATTATTCCTTAGCACAATCCAGAGCGTCATCAAGCAGCTCACGCTTTGCTTTAAGTTCCCCGATGAGGATATCCAGTTGTTCTTTGCTCGCGGCCATGACATCACCAGAGAATTGGTGACGCAGAAAGCCATTGTGATCCACAAAAAAGTAAGCCTCTCGCTTCACCAGTTCCCGGTATTCACTAAGCGGCATAAGCTGCAAATCTGTTTTGCTGTCTGGAACCCCAAACATATCTTTATGCTCAACCAGTTTCTGGATCAGCACCTTCGAATAAATAAGGTCGTCACTGCTTTTCATGTTCATAACACCCTCTATTTTTTGTGTATAGAAACAAAACTATGTTGGTTCAGTTGGTTCAGTTGGTTCAATTTGTAAAGATTATTGTTTTATAAGGATTATTTTCAGATAGGTGAACCAACAAAGCCCCGATTTGAACCAACATTGGGCATTTTCATGTTGGTTCAGTCCATGAGGTTCTAAAGTGTTGGTTCAAATTGCCCGTTTGTTGGTTCAAAACTGCTATTTGTTGGTTCAGTGTTGGTTCATTTTTTTTGACATTAACCCCATATAAAACAGCCATATGAACACAACCAAAAGACACTGAACCAACTGAACCAACAAAATAAACCCTCACGTGTAATTATTCTTCTGCTCCCTCCTGCTGGTACTGAATGACGTAAACGTTAATCTGTCTCCCATCTATACGCGGTGATTTACGCTGGTATCCCCTGCCGCTTGCTGGAGGTGTTAGCATTCCAGATTCGGCAAGAACGCGCGCGAACTGCTTCGCATTGAATCCCTGTGCCATCTCCTTTTCGAACGCAGAAGGGAAGGTATAAAACACCATCGGCGAATCATCATGCTTGCCCCTTTCGCGGTATCCAGCCATATCACGAATTGGCATATCTGACGGGCAGTATGGCAGCGGAGCATAGCGGCTCAGACCATGCGCGTTCAGAAAGGCCTCGCACTGCTCGATGATCTGCTGGTGCTCCTTGTTACCTGTTCCGAATTCTTTTACCCAGGCATTGAAGCTATGCTGGATAGCATCCCGGCTGGCTTGTTCACTCCAGCCAGTTATCGGCGAACCAGTTACTAGCGCAGCCTCAAGAATGGCGAAGCGCTCAGCCACACGATGAACCTGTTCACCATAATCAGCCGGAATAAGACTGCGCCAGCGCGTCTGCGCATCCCGCACAGCCTGTTTAGCCTCCTGCTGGTGGGTTGCCAGCCATTTTACCCACTCACGCCCTGCTGCGCCGTGGTTATCAATCCATGACTCTTTCAGTGCATCGGCGTGGGCCTTTCCGTTAGCCAGCCCGTTAAAGGCCGTGGATTTCTCCATGGGGATATTCAGCAGGCGCACCAGTTGCCCAGCTTTCACCCTAATTCCACCAGCAGCCAGGAATGTTTCAATATCCATTTCCCCGGTACTGATCGCAACAGTTCGCCAGCGCTTTAGCTCCCGGTTGCCACCCTCTTTAGCCCCCTGCAACTTCCCAGCCCCGTTAAACAAAGTGTAAGCAGACGTGGCGACATCTTTAGCACTGCTGCCCTGCCCTACCTCATCAAGTGGTAACAGGCTGTCGTTATGCGCCTCTGCCTCGTTAGCAATACCAAGCGCGGTACCGTACCAAGTCAACCTCAAAGCGTCGGGCTCGCCCCAAATACTGCTCGCAATATTTGCGGTGGTAGTCTTACCGGCGCTGGACTGTTCGAACAAATGGACGCCGAAGCCATCAGCGCCCACCAGCCCGATCAGCGGCGCAGACAATGCCGCAGCCACACCCAGCATCATCGATGGGTTGCCTCCTGCCAGATATGCCACTGAATCCCGCCAACTTTCAGCAGTTCCAGCCACGGCATAACCGGAAGATGCAGCGCTGCGACCGTTAAAGAGAATAGGCATTTCCGGATCACCGATAACTTCACCATCTGGCATGATGTATGCGCCGTGATGCCAGCCGGTGGTATGGCTAATAATCCATTCCTGCCCTGCACCACATTGCTGTAGCCAGTCGGCAAGAATTGCCCGGAATGTACTTTTAGTCGTTACGTTTACCCCACCAGCCTTTAGAGAGCGCCAGCCGTCACGCTCACCGATATCAGCACAGGGGATCGCCCTGGTAATATCTTCATGGCCACGTGGCGAACACCAGCGCAAAACGAGATAGCGCTCGGCCCCGTCACTACCGGAACCCACCACCTCAAGCGGCGAACACAGCCACGTTTCGTTATTGATTATTTCTCCGCTGTCCTTATCCACCTTTGGCGTGATCCAGTACAGGCCATCGTTACGGCTCTCTACGCGGGGTTTCAGTTCATCACCCGGTTCAGGCTTTGGCTCCCTTTTTTTCACAGGCAGATTTACCACAATACTTTCCCCACGCTCGGCATCTTCCCTGAGCCGTGGGAGTACATCCGTCCAGTTCTCTTTTGGCTGAGGCTCAAACATGCCATTAAACAAGCGTGCCTCTTTCACATCAGACAGCGCCAGTTTGGTAGCAATGATACTCACCTGAGTTTCTGAAAGCTCACCAGCTCTAATCACGCGTACGCAACGACGCCCCTGATCGATGATATTCAGCCTTTCAAGCTCCTCCAGCTGCTTTTTCCCCAGATACACAGGCGGCACATCATCCCCCGCCCTTTTCCCCTCGCTCTCGATCCAGTGCTGCGCGTGTGAATAAGCATCTTCCCCCGCAAAAATAATCGCCTCAGTAAACTTGTCCTTTGGCAGACACTTAATGTTTGGGGCGTTTTTCATCTTCATCAGTGCAGCACCTTATTGGAAAGATCCGCTTCCAAATCTTCATGCAGGTATTCAAGGTGGCAGCTTTTCACTATCTGCAACCCCATTTCGTTAATATCGCCATCGTCGGTAAAGCAGGTCAGCAGAATATCCCGCAAACGCCTTAACCCCTCATCGCGCCCGAATTCTTCAAAACAGCCAAAAATCATATATTTCATCAATACGTTTTCAGTTACGCGCGGCTCCAGCGTGAAGCGATAGCGGGCCATATACTTATCGCTTTCCACCAGCAAGGTTGCCGAACCGGTTTCCGCTATCTGGTGAGCAATACATGTTTCGGTCAGTTTGCGGAACAATGGGCCTATCACTTCAAAAATATCGGTCATTGCGGGATACCTCCGCTCATCTGAAATTTGCCAAGTAATGGGTGATACCAGTACGCCGATCCATATTTGCGCTTCGCACTGCGCAGAACCTGCCTCGCCGCTTCTCTGAACTTGCTATCCGGCGCGATAAAGCCACCAGCTTTCATTCTGACCAGCATAACGCCCGTGTTTTTTGCCAATTCCTCAGCCTTTTTCGTTGATATGCCGAACTCAGCCGCCAGCGTGGCGACTGGCGCCATACCGGGAGGAATATCTCCCCCCTGACTTTCAGTTAGTGTGCGAATCTGCTGCTCCAACTCAAGGACACGGTTAACCAGTAAATCAAGACGGTTTTCCAGCTCGTTAAACTTCACGTGACTGATCATGATTTCTCTCCCGTCTTTTTACGTTGCCCGCGCACATATTCAGCAGCATCACCGCTCTGATTAAGAGCCTGTGCCATTCTCGGAAGGTGCCGCAGCGCATGACTTACCAGAACCAAGTCACGTCTGGCATCTTCATCTGAGTAGTCTTCGGCATTGGTAGCGTCGAACGCTAGATTGCCGATCAGTGTAAGCGCACTATTGATGGCAAATGCACCGGAAGCGTATAAGTCGCTAGATTCAGTCAGGGCTTCATCAGTGAAATTTTTAAAGTCAGGAGCGCTCTTCACAAGCTGATGATAGATATCACGCATCGTTGCCCCCTTTCGAACCTTGCTCAACCATGGTTGAGGCCAAATTGTCAGAGACGCGCCTAGCCAGGCTAATAAGGTTTTCCCGCTCAACCTGATCAACGTCGCATTCTTCGACAACCATCAATAAGGCTGCCAGTTCACACGCTATCGACGTGGTTTTATCCATTAACTCACGCATGGCGTACCTCCATAATCTGAAATGCGTGGAACGGCAGGCGGGCAGCGAAAATGAGGGTTACGCCGGGCATGGTGTCGCGGGCTTCCTGCTCACTGGATGCGTTGACGTAGATTACCAACGGCTTTGCGGTAGGGTAGCGCTCAGAGGTGGAGAGAAATCTCCATGTAAATTCAGGGCGAGTTTGGGTAGACTGATTGTCAGCCATAACTGTTACCTCACTTAACGGTTTGGTGAGACGCCTCGGTACTGCTCGAACAGTCCGGGGCGTTGTTTTTTTAGATAGCACCGTGTTAAGGTGTGTACCTATTAAAGAAAACAGTACGCCAATAGGTACGCACATGTCAACACCCATTAAACGAGATCGGCAACCAAAAGGAGCGGGGAAAGCACCAGCGTTCCAGATTCGAATCCCCCCCGAACTTAAAGAGCAATTTGAAAAAGAAGCCCAAGCAGAGAGTGTTAGTCTCGCAAATTGGATGAAGGAATTAGGCCGGGAAGCCCTCCGAAAGAAAGGTATTGAGCCAAAAGGCTGAATAAAATCAGCGGGCGCAGAATTGCGCTGGCTCATTCTTTGACCACCAGCATTAACCCTGGTATGCTTAATCTGTTTCGGTTTTTCGTAGTGACATTGGCAGCTCTGCAAAGCTGCCTTTGTTTTATTCAGCGTCAGCATTCGGCACCTCAGGCAATACACCACCAGCGATCAGTTTCTTCGTTAACCACTGCTCACCTTTCCCTGTCAGCATCGTTGTGAATGAGGCTCTTACCTCGCCATTCGTTTCATACGTTCCCTGGCGAACGGCAAAATAACCGCTATCGATATAACGCTGCATAGGCAGGTTGTGGCGCTGGCCGCCGTTGATGAGAATCCCCTGTTGCCTCATCCAGCCGAATAATTTGATGGGGCCAAGCCCTACGGCTTTGGCATAGTTGGGAATGGAAATACCCTTGTTGATCTCCGCCACGCGATCAGCGAAATCAACCTTTGGCGCAGCGGCCACCAGTCGGTTTTCAAGTTCGCTTGCCTTTTCTGCCAGATCAGCAGCAAGGCGCAGGGCTTCCGGTAACGTCTGGGGGATATTAGCGGCGGCTTTTGCCTGGCGTTCGCAGTTGATGAAGTAGCGGCGCACCTCCCGCCCTTTTTCGTTGCGCTCAACCATTGCCAGTTCTTTACCCATATCAATAGTGATCAGGTAGTCATGTTCCATCTGCTGCCGAGATTTTGCGCTCGCCCGTTTTGGCGTGCTCAAACTTTCAACAATGATGTAATCAACTCCAGTAGTGAAGCCGTACTGGCTAATACGCCCTTTAATCCAGTTGGTGAAATCACGCCCAACGCCGAGAAAAGCATGAAGACGTTTTGCGCTCACAAGCGTGGCTGGTTGCCCGCCGATACTTCCCGCTGTAACCGGGATAAGCTCTGGTAATTTTCCCATGCTGATTCTCAGGCTGTTTGCGTGCGACGGGTTGATGCCAGATAGCTATCGAGATCTGACCTCATGTAGATAACCTTGCGACCAACCTTATGGTGTGGAATTTCCACCTTTCCGGTATGAGCCCAATTAGCTAGAGTTTGAGAATTAACACCAAGATAAGCGGCCGCTTCTGCACGGGTAAGGCGCTCTAACGAGAAAGGAGAATTGACTAACTTCATATTTATCACCGTGTATTAATGGTTAACAGCGGTGATAAATATCCATGATAGGGTAGCGAATTATCAGCCCAATAACAGGCTACTGGTTCTCAACTGCCGGATGCAACAACACAATAACCAGTAACGCCCCCCCAGCAGCCAGCTATTGGGGGAATACTAATTCAAGTCGTGTATATTTTTCTGGTTTTGGGGGCCTCAATCCAGAGAGGGAGATCCAGTTATCTAATGCGTTACGACTTACCTTGCCATGATAATGAGCAGCCAAGGCATCAAGCAGCGCTGTTTTTGCACCACAAGGATATTTTTCCCAAGTTAGTTTAATGACTTCAATAACCTCTGAATAATATGGGCTACGGGGTCTTTTCGCCTTTTCTCTCTGAGCATCTGAAATCGCCTTTTGCGCTATTTCATTAAACTCCCTAATGGATATTTCGTCACTAAAAACACCTTCCATTAGCAATTTAATGCCAATTTTTGCAAGATTATCACCGTTATTCTTCATTCCTAAAAAATGTAACGCAAGCGCAGCATTCAATGCTGTGATTCCATCACCTGATAATGGTATATCGGTTAAAAATGGTGTTTGTTTTTCATCCATATACAACAATGTGTTGATTGACTGGTCATCCACCCCAGTTTTAGCGCTCTCAATTCCAATAAAATAGAGAAATTCTTCAACGGGATTATCAGAACATTCGAAATAATGAATTATATTGTTAACCATATTTCGCGCCAAGCTTGCAGAGGCATCATTCTTAAATCCATCGCGCAAGATTGAAATAACCGTAGAATCAGCACCGTCAATAAAAAGCTCGTTTATAAACGTAGCCACAATTGTAGCTCTAATACTCATTTCACCATGAGTCAT